ATGCGCGGGCTTACGCCGAGTCGCAGGGGTGGGCGATGCCCGGCGGCTCCTATCCGGTGCGCCCGGCGAACATGCACGGCGCCGCTGATCTCGCGTCGGCGATCCGGGCGGTGGGGCGGGGTTCCGGGTCGCATGACGCGATCCGCCGGCACATCATGGACCGGGCCCGCGCTATCGGCATGTCTGATCAGATCCCGTCGAACTGGTCAGCATCCGGGTCGGCGAGCCTCGATTTCACCGCGTACGCGGACGCGATGCGGCTAGCGCTGGGCATCGGGTACGAGCCGGCGCAGAAAGCAGCGGTTGAGGCGCTGACCGCCGCCTACCATCCCGAAGATCTTCCTGCAGCCGCCCCCGGCACTGCGGATGACGGGCCGCCTGACCAGGCACCCGGAGGCGAGCCGCCCGAGGCACTCGCCGGCACCATCGCCGCGCTTCAGATGGAGCGTGAACGTAACCAGATGGACCGGCTGACAGCCGACATCCAGGCCATGGGAGGCCAGTCATGACAAGCAGGCTGCAGGACCTGATGGACAAGTCGCTGCGGGAAATCGCGTCGGCCCGCGCGATCGCGGACGCCTACCCCGACGCGTCGACCATGCCGGCGGACAAGCTCGCCGAGATGAAGGCGTTCAACGCTGAGGCGCTGAGGCTGCGGGACCTCGCCGAAGCGGAAAAAGCCCGCGGTGACCTTGAAGCCTGGTATGCGCAGCCGGGGCAGACCCATCCGGCGCTGGCCGCGCAGGCGCAGCACGCCGCAGACGGCGCCGCCGCCGCCGGCGGGCAGGCGATCGTCAAGGCCAACGCCGCCCTCGAGGCGCAGTGGTTCGCCAAAGCACTGCGGACCCCGCCCGCGCACCTCGGCAATGCGCTGTCCGCGGAGGCTAAGGCGGCGATCATCGAGGACGCCACCGGGCAGATCATCGTCCCCCACGATCTCGCGGGCCCGATTTTCCTGCAGCTTCCCCGGCTGGGGGTGCTGCGTGACCTCGCGCTGGTGCGCCCCACCACCTCCAACCTCGTCGACGTCCGGGCGCTGACCCAGGCAACCGCCGGATGGGGGAAAATCGAGCTGTCGCTGAACGCCACCAGCTTTGACGCGGGCATGGCGGCGACCGGCCCGAACACCGTCACCGTCCAGAACCTCAACGCCCTCGTCCAGATCGGCGTGGATGAGCTCGCGGACACCGACGCGAACCTCGTGTCGCTGATCCAGGATGTGATCGGGCAGCAGTTCGCGCAGATGGAGGACGACGCGTTCGCGAACGGGAACGGCACTTCCAAGCCGTTCGGGATCGCGATCCGGGCGACGGTCGGCGGGGCTATCCCTGCGGCGCAGGGGGTGACGGCGGCGACCCCGGCGACGGTGACCGCTGATGACCTCAAGAAAATGCAGTACGTGATCCTGTCCAGGTTCGCGAACAACGGCGTCTACATCGCCTCCGACGATGCGACGCAGGCGATCGCGCTGCTCAAGGACTCCACAAGCAATTACCTCTGGCAGCCCAGCAACCAGGCAGGCCAGCCGGACACGCTGTTCGGCCGCGGTTTCTACCGGGTGTCGGGGATGCCGTCGATGGCAGCCGCGGCGGGTGCGTCCGACCCGTCCGTGATCTTCGGCGACGTCCGCTCCGGCTATTTGATCGCGGACCGGATGCAGATTACCGTCCAGCGCCTCGACGAAAGGTACGCAGATCAGGGACTGGTCGGTTTCCTGTTCCGGCAGAGAGTCGGCGGTGATGTGATCCGCCCGGCGGCGTTCGCGAAGTACCTGCTCTAGCCTGGTCACCCGTAGAAGGGAATGTCATGCGTGATCTCGGCGGCGGCCAGCAGCGGGGCCGTGACCTCAGCTCGGAAGTGCCCGACTTCCCGGAGGGCAACAACCCGTCCGGCGGCGAATATGACCATCCGGTCATGTTCGACGGGGAGCCGGTGTCCCCGGCGGTGGGCCGTACCCGGCTGGGCGCCCCGGCGGCGGCCGGGCACGGGCCGGGCGGGCACGGGCCCGGCGCCCCGAACCCGGGCGGTGGCGGGCAGTGAAGATCGTGGTGCACGGTCCCGCCGCCGGGCTGCTGCCGGACGGGTCGATGCGCTCGTGGGGCGTGGATGAGCCCGCGGACATCGACGATTCCGATAAGGACCTGGTGGCGTGGGCCCGCGCCGCGGCGGCGGGGGGACTGGTGACGATCACTGAGGATGCCCCGAAACAGGATCAGCCGCGCAGGACAACGACCCCGAAGAGATGAGCGTGGCAGCCCCCGGGCCCTCTCCCGGGGGCTGCCACATACCGAGAGGGCGGTAAGAGCATGAAAATCCTGTGGCACAGCGTGGCGCCCTGGGTGCCCACCGGGTACGGGCAGCAGACCGGGATAATGACCCCCCGCATCAAGGCCCTCGGCCATGATGTGGCATTGAGCGTGTATTACGGGCTGCAGGGCGCGCAGCTCGACTGGAAGGGCATGCCCTGCTATCCGGGGTACGCCGCGAATTACGGCGCTGATGTGCTGGTGCCGCATGCGATGTCATGGTTCGGGGTCGACGGCGCCCGCTCCGTCGCCGAAGCGGTGTCCGGGGGGGTGATCATCACCCTGGGTGATGTGTGGACGTTTGAGGTCCCGGTCCTCAACCAGATGTGCGTCGCGTCGTGGGTGCCGGTGGATCACCTGCAGGTGCCGGCGATGACACGCGGATGGTTCCGGGTGTCCGGCGCGGTCCCGATCGGCATGTCACGGTTCGGGTGGCAGGCGCTGACCGACGCCGGGTATGAGCCGCTCTACGTGCCGCACGGCATCGACACGAGCATTTTCTGCCCGGGGGATCAGGCTGAGGCCCGCGACAAGACGGGGCTGCCCGCCGATGCGTTCGTGATCGGGATGGTGGCGAACAACATCGGGAAGGACGGCAACCGGAAGGCGTTCGCTGAGCAGATCCGCGCGTTCGGACTGCTGCGCGCCACCCACACTGACGTGATGCTCGCCTTGCACACCGACGTGGATAACCCGGTGGGGATGGACCTGCGGTCGTTCCTGGCCAGTGAGCTGCCGGAGGGGTCCTACAGTTTCACCCGCCCTTATCAGTACCGCAAGGGGATGAGCCCGGAGACGATCGCGGATATTCACCGGTCCGCGGACGTGCTGACGAACTGCTCCTACGGGGAAGGATTCGGGATCCCGATCGTTGAGGCGCAGGCGTGCGGCCGGCCGGTGGTGGTCACCAACGCGACGGCGATGCCGGAGCTGTGCGGCGCCGGGTGGACGGTCCCCTATGAGCTGGACTGGCATGAGTCGCAGGTCGGGTGGATCGCGAAACCGCTGATCAGCGGCATCTACGACGCGTATGAGCAGGCTTATGATAAGGCGCGGGATCCCGGGATGCGGGCGCAAGCGGTGGCGTTCGCCCGGGATTATGACGCTGACACCGTGGTTGAGCGGTGGTGGCGTCCCGCGCTGGCCCGGCTTGAGGGCGCGCTTGCCGGGCTGGCGGATGCGGCTTCGGCCGCCCGGCCGGTTTCCCGGCCGCAGGTTCATTCCGCGGACGGGCTGCTGTGGATTGACCGCGGCCGGGGAACCGGTGACGTGCTCGGCTGGGCTGATCATGAGCAGGAGCTCCGCCCGATCGTTGAGGGGCTACTGCCGGCGGGCGGGGTGTTCCTTGACGTGGGCGCCCATGTGGGGCACTGGGCTTTGCGGCTGGCGGGGAAAGCATCACAGGTGTTCGCGGTCGAGGCGAACCCGGAAACCGCGAGCATGCTGCGCCGCAACATCGCTGTCAACGACATCCGCAACGTGTCGGTGCTGCAGATGGCGGCGTGGGATGAGGCGGCGGCGCTGATGCTGTCCGACCCGGCGCATCAGCTCGCCGGGGGGTCAACCAGGGTGCTGCCTGACATCACCGGGGAGCGTGACGGGACCGTGTGGGGTGAGCCCCTCGACTCAGTCGGCGACCTCGTGCTGTCGCCGCGCCTGGACCTGGTCAAGCTCGACGTGGAAGGCGCCGACCTGCACGCGCTGCGCGGCATGGCCGGGCTGCTGGCCAAGTTCCGGCCGGTGCTGTTCGTCGAGTGCCACGACATTTACGGGTACTACAAGCGCGAGGATCTTGAGGTGCTCCTCACCAGCCTCGGGTACTCGTGGGAGATAGCGGCGTCGGTGATGACCGGATGGATGCCGGACGGCGGCGACGGCACTTTGCGCCGCGCTGACTGGCTGGCCTGCCACCCCAACGGAAAGGCGGATTTATGCCCGCGATGACCGCCCGCCCTTACGCCAAGGGCGTTGAGACGATGCTGCGCCGCCTGCAGACCGCGGACTGGGATGCGGGGAACCTGAAAGCGACGCTGCACACCAACACGTATGCGCCGAACTATGACACTGATCAGTATCAGTCGGCGCTGACCAACGAGCTCCCGACCAGCGGCGGGTACACCGCCGGGGGGCTGGCGTTGTCGGGGGCGGTGGTCACGAGCACGGCGGCTAACTCGTGGGGGCAGGTGTGGACAACCGGGACCGCCTACGTGGCGGGGCAGCTAGTGCGCCCGTCAGCGGGCAACGGGTTCATTTACGTCGCATCCAACTCCGCTACCAGCGGCGCGACCTTCTCCCCCGGCACCACGCTCTATCAGACGACATCGGACGGGGCGGTGACGTGGTGCTGCATCGGGCGCGGCGCGGTCACCCTCGACTTCAACGACCCGTCATGGGCGTCGTTCTCGGCGGGGCCGTTCCGGATCGCGGTTATCGCGGACACCACCCCCGGCACGTCGGCGACGAACCCGCTGATCTGCGCGTTCACGTTCGCCGCTGACCAGACCGGCGGCGGCGGCACGTTCAGCATCACCATCGACCCGTCCGGCGCTGTCGCAGTGCCCTATTAGGGAGAGCTGGCCATGGCCAATCAGATCTGGGTTGCGCTGCTCAACGGTCCCGGCCAGTGGACTTCGCACGCCACCGGCGCAGGGCAGACCTCCACCTCAACCGCCTCCCCCGGCACGATCATCAGCCCGGCACCGGACTACACGATCGGCCAGAACACCCTGGAATCGGGGACGCTGCTGCGAGTCACCGCCTGGGGAAAGGCCGTCACCGGCACCACCACCGCCAACGCGACGTTCGCGCTGTACTACGGCGGCACCGCCGGGAACCAGCTACTGCTGTCCGCAGCGACGCAGATAGGCGCGGTCACCACCGCCCAGACAGTCCCCTGGTACTACGAGGCCATGATCCAAGTCCGGACCACCGGCACCTCAGGCACCGCGATGTCCTACGGCGCCTTGCGGATGGCGACCGCGGCCGCGCCGGCGGCCACCGCCTCGACCGCGGGCGGGCCGTTCCCGCTGTCCGCGCCGGCTACGGTCACCATCGACACCACCGCCGCATCCAAGACACTGGTGCTGTCCGCGTGGGTATCGACCGCCACCGGCTCACCGTCCGTGACCTGCGACATATTCACCCTTGAAGATCTCTCCTGATGGCATCGGCGCCGATGCAGGCGTTCAGTTTCGCCGGCGATCAGTGCACCGCCGCCATCGCCTATGACACCGTGAGCCTGCAAGTTCAGACGGTCACGTATAAGAACCTCACCGCGCAGGACGGCGCCGTCGCGGTGAACGGGCCGTCCGGGTTCGCCAAGACCTACATCCTGAAAGCGGGCACCGGCACCACGGTCATGGATGTTTCCGGTGATCATGTGCAGCTCACCTCCCGGCAGGGCACAGACAAGCTCGGGAACCCGGTGACGATCGTGGAATGGCCCGCCGGGTGGAGCATGCAAGCACGCTGGCCCGCGTAACGGACGGGGGATCTCATGGCGTGGTCCCTCGTCAAGTCGCTGAAAACCACCCCGACAACCTCAACGTCGCTGGCCGCGTCGTTCGCCTCCAACGTCACCGCCGGCAACCGGATCATTCTCTACACCGGGCTGTTCGCCGGGGTCATCTCCGGCACCGACGTCAACACTCCCACCGACAACCAGCTCAACACGTGGACGAAGCTGGTCAGCGGCAGCATCACCGGTTCCGGGGTCGCCCAGTTCGCTGACATCTGGACCGCGGTCGCGAGCTCCACCGGCACCCTGACAATCACCGTCACCGCCGCATCCCAGACCGGGCTTGAGCTGGCGTGGACCGCTGAGGAATACTCCGGGCTGGACGCCTCGGCGGGCACCGGGTGCCTCGACAAGTCCGCCGCCGGCACCGGGAACAACAACAGCACCGCGAACGCGAGCTCGGGCACCACCGCCGCCACCACCGCCGCTAACCAGCTCGCCGTGTCGGCGGTCACCGACTGGGGCACCTCGGCGACGTGGACCGTATCGTCCGGCGGGTTCACGAAGAACGCGAACGCGTCAATCGACGCGAACGCCACCATGTCCATCGGCGCCGCGAATAAGACATCCGCGAACGGCGCCACCGAAAACTGCACCTGGACCAACGGCGCGGTCGCCGACACCGACGTCGCGGTTGTCGCGGTCATCAAGCTCGCCGCCGCCGCCGCAGCCGCTGGCCCGCCGCCCGCCGCGCTGATCCCCCCGGGACTGCAGTCCCCCATGGCGCTGGGACGCCATATCGGGCAGCCGCAAGTATCCCCGCCGGCCGCCCTGGATCTGCCCGGCATCGCCGGGCCCGCGGTCGCCGCGGCGATCACCCCGGCGCTCACGGCCGGCGAAACACTCACCGGCACCCCGGTCCCCGCTATAGCCCTTGAGAGCGCCGCAGGAGCGTCCGCGGCGCTGGGCCTCACCGGAACCCCGCCGCCCGCAGTCACGCCCGCCACGACGCTGCCAGGCACCGGGAACCTGGGCCTCACCGCAACCACGGCACCCGCAGTCGCCGTCGAGGTGACCGCGACGGTATCCGCGGGGGCAACCCTCCTCGGCGTACCCCCGCCCGCAGTGCCCGTGCTGACCGCGCAACCCGCCGCCAGCATCGCCGCCCTGACCGCCACCCTGCCGCCCGCCCGGCTCACTGAAATCAGCGTCCCCGCCACCGGGAACCTCGGCCTCACCGCAACCACCGCCCCCGCAATCGAGCCGGCGACCGCGCCGCCGGCAACCGGCACGCTCGCCGTCGTCACCTCACTGACCGGCGTCCCGGTGCCCGCCCTCGCGATCGACATCACCCCGCCGCAGGCCGGCGGCGGGATCCTGCTAGGCATACCCCCGCCCGCGGTCAGCATCGCCAAAGCGCAGCCCGCAACCGGGCTCCCCGCACTGGCAGGCACGCCCCCGCCCGCCATCCTCCCGGCCACCGCCCGCCCCGCCACCGCGATTTACGCACTCACCGGCACCACGTCCCCCGCGCTGGCGCCGGCGGGGGCGGTCCCCGCCCAAGGCGGATCGACCGTCACAGGCACCGCCCGCACCGCGATAACGCCCCTAACCGCGACACCCGCGAACGCGGTGCTGGCGGTGCCGCCCCCCATCATCTACGGCCGCGCCCATATCCACACCGGCCAGCTAACCGACAGCGAACCCGGCACCGGCACCCCCGCCAGTGCCTACGCACACACCGGCAGCGGGGCCAGCGCAGCCACCGACGCCGCTGACCCCGCCGCCGCATACGCCCACACCGGCGCCCTCACCACCGCAACCGTCATAGGAGGTGACACCTGATGGCCATCGAAACCGGGCAAACCTACCGCTCCACCCTCGAAATCAGGCAGGCAGACGGAACCCTCGTCACCCCCAGCACCTACACCTACACCGTCACCCTCCCCGACCAGACCACCGCCGCCGGCTCCACCGCAGTCGCCTCCGTAGGCAGGCTAACCGGCGACTACACCACCGCCCAGGCCGGGCTGCACAAAGGCAAATGGGTCACCACCAGCCCCGGCACCGTCAAAACCGACTGGTTCGACGTCCGCGAATTCCGCTCCCTCCTCCCGTTGGATGAGGCCCGCGACTACCTCGGCATCGCAGACACCACCTGGGATGAGAAACTCCG